TGTGCCATATCTGCTGACAGGTGATCCATATTACCTAGAGATATTGCAGCAGCAGGCCGCCCACATTGTGATGGGAGGGCAGAATGCGCCAGTGCACACGGGAACGAATCGCCAGCCGCGTGACAGTGGCTGGTCAGCGCGAACACTGGCACAAGCAGCAAGGGTATCGTTGGACAACCCACCAAGTTGGTTGTTGCCACGCAGCGTATGGCAGACAGCGATTGACCGGTGGGAGCCATTGTGGCGCGCGGATACAGCAGGCGACACCAGTGAGCCCAACAGGCAAGTGTTGCGCATGCTTGCCTCTGATCCGACGAACGTCTTGTATCAGCCGTGGCAGGAAGATATCGCGCTGAATGGGTTGGCGTGGCTGGTGCTGCTGCACCCTGAGAGTGCGTGGTTGTATGATCTGCGGTGGCTGGTGCAGCAGTCAATGGCACGGCTGACTGAAGGCAGTGGTTGGCCGCCAACAGTGCCAACTTGCTACACAGCGCAGAATCGATCGGCTAGTTTTCAACCACTATTCGGGTCGTGGGTTGAGTGCTGGGCTGCGACGATGCCGACGCTGGGGATGACGGAGCCGCCGGCGACGTTATGGCTGCACGACCAGGACTATCTGGGACAGCAGGCGGCGGCGATGTCGCTGGCGTGGCAGGCGGGTGCAACAGAATGCGAGGCCGCGCTGGCGCTGCTGGCGGAGATGATGCGGCCGTGCCTGGAGGCGCGGCAGATCGGCATGCCGAGCAACTACGCGATTGCTGGGCCGACCAGTTGAGCGGATGGCCCGTGTTGGTATCGCGCTGGCAATTGCACTTTCCGTAACGGCATGCGGGCGATCATTCCGTTCCTGCGCCGCCTATATCGCAATCCTCGGGCCGACGACGATCACGCTCACATGCCCGCCGCCGGGGTTTCAGGGCACTGAGACACTTCCCACCGACGTGACGACTGAAAGGGTGACACCATGAAGACGCTGCTGCTCGCTGCGACTGCACTGCTGGGATTTACCGTGCCGTATGCTGCCAATGCCGCGCTGATCACCTCGCTCGCCCAGGAGAGCGGCAGCAATACCGTGACCGCGACGGATAACGGCACGGTCACCAACATCAACATTCCAGCCGGCACCCTGGTCACTCTGGGTGGCGGCATCTTCAACGTCGCTGGCGCCTCGTTTGAACTGTCTGCCACGTCGGTCGATCCAGCCGTGCTGTTCGGCGGCAACATCATCCAGCACTACTCGGGCAGCTTCTGCGTGTCCTCGGTGGCCGGCTGCGGCGGGAATTTCCTTAGCGGGACGTTCACCGATGCGGCGTTCGGCGCCAATGGCGGTCCCGGCCTGACGGTCCAGGTCAGCAATCCGCCGGAGAGCCTCGCGCTCACCTCCAACGTCATCCCAGCGAGTGAACTGGTCCCTCCGAGCTCGTTCAACCTGACATTCGTGAACCTGGGGCCGGCGTTGCACATCAATGGCACCACTCTCGGCGCGTTCACGGCCTCGTTCACGGGCGACGTGTCATCCTCGGCGGTGCCGGCGGGTGAACCTGCGGGGTTGGCCATCATGGGGGTTGGTCTGGTCGGGTTAGGCTGGATCGTCAGCCGGCGACGGAACGTTTCCTCCCTGCCGGCTTAACCTTCGGCGGCGGCCAGTCTCCCAAGCATGTTCCACATGGCCGCCGCTGCTTTTTCCATGCCATAGTTGGCCACATGAGAGACTTGCAGGAACTAGATCATTACCGCGAGCGTGGACGGGCTGTAGTGGAGTTCTACGGCTGGGAGGGTGACGGAACCTGCGGGGCGTTCAGGGTGCCGTCCCCCATCGATGGTGCGCCAATGGTGGTGATTGCCAGCGCCGAGGGCGGTTGGGATCACGTCAGCGTATCGCGCAAGAATCGGTGCCCGAATTGGCAGGAAATGGAGCATATCGCGCGGCTGTTCTTCCGGGACCATGAGGTGGCGATGCAGCTCCACGTCCCAGCATCGGACCACGTGAACATGCATCCGAACTGCTTGCATTGGTGGCGCCCGACAGATTGCGAGATACCGCGGCCACCAGCGATCTTTGTCGGCATCGGCGGCCAGCCGGCGCGCAATCAGGCTGAGGCTCTGGCGCGGCTGAAGGCCGATTACCCGCGATAACAGTCCTTATCGCGTATGACGGAGTTTCCAACGCATGAAAGGCGTTGTGCAGACCCCCTGGACGGACGAAGAGCGGGCGATGCTGCGTCGGCTGCGGCAGAACGGGCTGGGTGCGACGCGGATTGGCGTGATGATGGGCCGCAGCAAGAACAGCGTGGAGAAGCAGCTCCGCTATCTCGCGCTGAACCAGCCGGCGCAGCAGCCGAAGCCGAAGGGGTCGCACGACGCCGGCGGGGGCATTCGCGCCGGGCGCACCACGCTGCCGCCACTGCCGTCGCTGCAAGACTGATCGCCAAGAACCCCCCACAGGTGAGGCGAGACGGCGGACCCTCCGCGTGTTGGTAGCGAATGGCGCGCGGAGGGGACTGCCGGCACACCGGAGGCCGACCATGGGGTGTACTGGTTCGCCGCACTGATCGCGCTCGTGACCACCACCTGGGCACTGCTCGGCCTCATCGGCTGGGCCATCGTTGAGATCCTATGAGCGACAACATCAACCGGGTGCTGCGCATCCTGCCCGGCCAGACGGACATAACGACCCGCGTCAATCCGGTCGGCCCGCTGGTGGCGCGGTCCGATCTGGCCGATGCGTGGCAATTCAATACGCAGGCAGCGAGCGATTGGATCGCGCAGCAGCGGGCGCAGAGCGAGCAAATGGGGCTGTGGAACCCACAGACTGGATTGCCGACTGGGGCAGGATTGGTAAACGCCGCGGGGCAATACGGCAATGCGGTAATGATGGGCACCACGGCGCCGGGCGTGCGAGCGTTTCATGGCAGCCCGTATGACTTCGAGCGGTTCGACACCAGCCGCATCGGCTCCGGCGAGGGCGCGCAGGCTTATGGGCATGGGTTGTATTTTGCTGAGAAGGAAGGCACGGCGCGGAGTTATCGGGATCAGTTGGCTACTGCACAGACGCCTGAGGAAACTGCGGCGTGGTATCTCCATGATGCTGGTGGCGATCGGAATGCCGCCATCGCGCAGATGACCGACCACGCCGTGAATGGCGGTATTGGCGCAACTGCTGATCAGGCCGCCAACATCCGAGGCGGGTTGCAGTTGCTCAAGAGCGGCGCGGACATAACGCCGCGAGCGCCCGGCAAGATGTACGAGGTGAACATCAGGGCTGACCCGGAGCAGTTCCTGCACTGGGATAAGCCGCTCAGCGAGCAGAGCCAGTATGTGCAGGATGCGATCAAGAGAGCCGGGCTGAAACCAACCGAACCGGAATTGGGAAGCTTTGGAGGCGTTCCTGTGAGAGGCGCCCCACGTTGGGCTGACACACCAGAGGCGGCGCTGGCGCTGCTCAATGCCGGGATCCCCGGCATCCGCTACCTCGACCAAGGCTCGCGCGGCACCGGCCAAGGTACCCACAACTACGTGGTGTTCGACGCCAACACCATCGACATCCTGCGCAAGTACGGCCTCGCCGGCCTGATGCTCGGCGCTGGCGGCGCAGCAGCCGGTCCGCAGCAACAGAGCCAATGAGCGACACAGCATACCGCACCGTCGATCCAGACGATGAGCCGGACGCCATCAGCCGCACCCGTGGCGCTGACGACGAAGCCTATCCGCGCGACCTCGACGAGCAGCACAAGCAACTGGTCCGTTGGTTCGAGGAAAGCGAACTCGCCCGCCAGGACGAAATCCGGCTCGCCGAACGTGACCGCGAGTACTACGATCATTCACAATGGACCAAGGAGGAGATGGACGCCCTCAAGGCCCGCGGCCAGCCTCCCGTGGTCATCAATAAGATCCACGATAAGGTCTCGCTGCTCTGCGGCATGGAAAGGAAAGCGAGAACTGATCCGAAGGCGTTCGCCCGCACACCGGCCGAGGAGGACCGCGCCGACGCCGCCACCCAGGCGCTCCGCTATATCAGCGATGACAACAACTTCAGCCTCGTGCGCAGCGCTGTGTTCGAGAACATGCTCATCGAGGGCGCCGGCGGTGCGGAATTGGAATTAGAGGACGACGGCAAGGGCGGCGCGGATATCCGCATAACCCACGTCCCTTGGGACCGCATTTGGTACGACCCGCACAGCCGCACCATGGACTTTAGTGACGCCCGCTATAAGGGCCTCGTCATATGGATGGACCGCGATCAGGTCGAGGAATTGTATCCGGACGCCGACGATGTGGTGGAAGCGACGTTCAGCAGCGTTGATTTCTACTACAACGACAGACCCGAGACCGTGAACTGGACCGACAACCGCCGCCGCCGCGTGCGCGTCGTTCAATGCCACTGGGCAGACAAAGGCATCTGGTGGCGCGCGACATTCACCAAGAACGGCATGCTGGCCAATCCGGAGCGCTCGCGGTTCAAGGACAAGCGAGGCAAGAGCGCCTGCGGGCTGCGGCTTCGCAGTGCCTACATCAACCGCGAGAACCAGCGCTATGGCATGGTGCGCGGCCTCATCAGCCTCCAGGACGAGATCAACAAGCGTCGCTCCAAGGCGTTGCACCTGCTGTCCGTGCGCCAGGTGGTGGCAGAGCAGGGCGCGGTGTCCGATGTCGACAAGGCCCGCCGCGAGGTCGCCAAGCCGGATGGCTACATCGAGGTGATGCCGGGGCTGAAGTTCGAGATCGAGCAGACCGCGGACCTGGCGGCCGGACAGTTCCAGTTGCTCCAGCACGCCACCGCCGAGATGCAGCTTTCGGGGCCGAACGCGGCGATGTCCGGCACCGATCCGCGGGAACTGTCCGGGCGGGCGATATTAGCCCAGCAGGCCGGCGGCGCGGCGCAGAACGAACCGCTGGCCGACAGCCTCCGCTACTGGTCACGGCGCGTCTACGAGAGCTGCTGGATGGCGGCGCGCGAGTATTGGACCGGCGGCAAGTGGGTGCGCGTGACCGACGACCTCAACGAAACGCGCTGGGTGGGCATCAACCGCCCGGTGCGGCTGATGGACAAGCTGGCCGATATGC